ACCCTTGTACATTGATATATAACTTTGCTTAGTTTTTACATCATAAAAGGGACGATAGCTGCCAAGGTTAAGTTGCCCATTGTTTATAAGCTCATTTGCAATATCTCCTTGTCCACCTTCTCTTGTAATTAAATCTACATTTGTCATAATGATCTCCTATTTTAAATTAAAGAATTCTTATTCTCAGAAATGCTCTCGCTGGAGTATCACTAGATCCTGCAGCAGATAATCCTGATAGGTCAAGTGCGTCAAGCGCAAAACCTATTATTGGATTTGTATATGCAGTGTAAGCATCGTCAGAATCGTATGTAGATGGTGTGTGTTTCTGTAAATAACCTTCTCCATTTGATTCAAGTGGATCACCAATAGCAATATTCTGCTCATCTTCTACCTGAGCATAAACTTGTTCTCCACGAACAGCAACCCAAACTTGTACTTGGTCAGCTGCAGCATAAGCATCGGTAATACCTTTGCCCTGTAGTTCATCTTCCAGAGCAAACATTGGTATTGCGTTTCCTCCTTCAGTAGCATGTGCGCGAATTGTTGCGGCACTACCTACTGGTTCTACCAACATACCAGGAGAAATTGCAGCCGAAGCTTCATATTCCTCTATAATATCAAGGTATTTTTTAATTTTAACTGTACGATAAGCCATTATTTATCCTCCTTTTTAGTTTCGTTTACTTCAAAACCTGCAGGCATCATTGGTGCAACTTTGCCTACATTTGTATTAACCGGAGTAGATTGGATAGAATAATCCACAACTGGAACAGCTTCCTTCTGTACAGACTTAAATACTCTTTCCAAAGTACTCTCATCCATTGCAGTCAGAGTAGGCTCGTCCCAAATACCTGCTTCAGTATTATCCTGAACCCCTTTAATCATAGTAGCACGTCTTTCTGCGAGCTGCCTCTTACCAAAAGCAAGAGCATTCTTATCCTCATCAGAGAGAACATTAACCTCTACTTCCTTCTCAACAATCTTCTCAATTGGTTCGACCACATTTGGTTCAAATTTGTCCAACTGAGCTTCCTCTTGAGTCAATAACCATTCCCTGTCATCCTCGGTAAACTTAGACTGCTCATTCGCAATCAAACCAGCTACCTTTTCAAGACAACGAGGGCAATCATTTACTTTACTCATAATCTTTACCTCCTTTTTAGGCTTCGTCTTTGTTGGCGAAGCATTAATACTAACATATGTCACTTCTCTTTGTACTTCTTCAGGATCTCCCACTAATTCAATTTCCCCGTTGGCCGACATAGAATATGCCTGCTTGTACAATTTAGAATCACCGATTCTCAGTCTTGCCTCATAGACCACATAATCATCATAGGCTTCTTGTAACCAATGATAAGTGTCTTGGGTATCCATGTTATCGATCTTCCGGCGAAGTGCCTCCAGACGCTCGACAAGACCCTCAGAAGTGTTATCTGTAACCTGAGTCACAGAAAAACCTACTTTTTTTAAGTCCCTCATAGTTTGTAAGACTTTCTTTTCTTCTTTCACATTTGTATCTCCTTTCTTTTTGTTTAAACCAAGTCCACAACCATCTTCCACAGAACATGCACCTGTCCCGCCGGGCAGGAGAGCCAAATGATCCGGTCTGTGATTAATTGCCATAGCCTTATATTCTTCATTATTCCATGTTCCTTCTTCTTCTATTTCTTCTGTAAATACACCCACACTCACTTCTATTACCTCTGATTCTCTGATACTGGCTAATGTAACGGATGATACTTGTCTTAAAGCATCTTCATTAAGCCAAACCTCTGCTTTGAGCTTATCACCGTCTACATAGGTGTTATACACCCTTCCTACGGTCCTTGTATCAATTACATCCGGAGAATTTGCAGAAATATTACGTCCATCCACACTTGGGTGGTCTATTACTACGGGTATACCATTCCAGGATTCTGGAAATTTACCTAGTTCTGCAATAGAATGAAATAAAGGACCTGCACTTCCACTATGTACACCCTCTACCATCATTATTACTGGTATCACTAAATGATTTGCTCCCTGATGTTCCTTTTCCTCTATGGTGTATGCAATGGCAGTCTGTAGATAAAAATTAATTTTTGAAGTATCTGTAATTGTATTTTCCATGGTTATTTATTTATATTTTTCTAATTCTTTTATCGCTGGAAGCCAACAACAGCGGCAGAGCGGGTGAACGGGAATTATTCCTGAAGCATCTTCTATTGTAAAAATCTTTCCTTCTAAATGCAAACAACGAGAACATGTCCTATCATCATTTGCCGAAGAAAATTCCACTTCTGCCATAATTTCCAAAACTCTCCAATTCTTAAATTCTTGCAATTGTGCTTCTGCATGTGCCCTGATCACCTCGGTTCTAGCTAACAATGATGCCCTTCTCATTGGTGAAATATATCTCCCTAAACTATCTGTTAATCCTAATTCCCCAACTCCTTTACCACTTATACTAGCTACCAACTTCCTTGCCAGTAAAGCAGGTCCATCACCGTCTAGCATCCCTTGTGAGAGCACTCTACTAATAATCTGAGACATAGCATCCGTAATACCTTTAAGCTCGTTATACACTCTTATATAGAGTAACCCGACCCTATCCATATGAAATGGATTCCTCATTACTGTTTCAATTCCACCTGACTCCTCAATTGTTGGAACATCATATCCTGCTTTAATTAATTCATACCTTGCACGAATCACACCTCTTTTGTAGGAATCATAAACATACATATTCATCCAAGCAGCATTTATAGACGATCCTAATTGTTCGGCAATCTGCACTTCCAACAATCCCTTATCTATTTGCTCCTGTATCCACTTCATAAAAGCCTTTACTTTATCGGCACTTGTAGCAAAGGCAAAGGCTCCCGGTTCCGGAGTATATAATTTAAACACTTGGAATGTAACTGGATTCAAACCAAACACATCATTAGTACCAACAGCTTTCTTTATTGCTACTAAAAGTTCTACAAATTTCCTTTTCATTGCTGCATCAAACGCATTGCGAAGACTAGTTGTCCTAGTAGGGTCTACTTGGTTATGAACAGCAATTGAATGTGTGCAGGTATTAGTCATCCTTTGTTTCTTTCTTTTCTGGTTCTTCTTTTTCAGGAGTAGGTGTAACAATCTCTCTGATTTCTTCCATCATTGCCTTTTCTTCTTCACTCAGCCCTTCATCCCTTATCTTATTGATTTGTTCAATCTGGTCAGCTGAGAATCCCAAGAATTCCTTCATAAAGGCTTTTGGTGGTATAACTGACTCTGCCATTGGGTTTGACATATACTCACGCAATGCAGTTGCTCTACCTTTTCCAATCTCCACTCTTTCCTTCTCACTAATAGAGAATAGATCAAGCCACTTAAGTTTATAAGTTTCTTTTGGTTTTGGTAAAATACCAAGTTCAATTAACCTATCAATCAAAGGTCTTATAATATCTGGTTCAGCGTGATCCTCCCTACGCGCCTGTACAAACGTCTTCCACTCACCACTATCCTGAGCACTGGATAGTTCACCTCGTTCACTTCCGGTTAATATCCTCTTTGGTATTCCAGTTACTGCAGATATCATTTGTAATTGCACATCTACGTGATTATGTGGGTCTGCTATTTGTTGGGCCAATGCCTGTAAATCGACACCTTCATTTACAATGATTCTACGAAGATTGTTTTCATATTCATCAACCTGTTCTTTTAAATCATCTTTAGCATCATCAGTCATTTGATAATCTTGGTCGACTTTACCCTGATACCCTGGACGAGCACCTCTCCAAAACATCTCTGCATCTCCTCCTACCAACTTCTCTAAATCCATTAATCGATTAAATACAGCCTCAAGACGAGGAATACCAAGCACTTCAGATTCCAATGCATCATCTAAAATATGAAGCATTCTTGAATGATGCACTTTTACAACAGAAGAAGCCTTACTAGCCATATCTAAAACCTCTACATCATAAAGTAAAGGAAGACCATACCTTTCATTATTCGGATCATCTTCATATGTTGAAATTTTAGCATTACTTTCACCAAACGGTTTGAGATACATTAATTTCCTTTTCCCTATCTTTATTGGTTTCTCAAAATCCTCTGTCTGCTTTACATCATCTAAACCTAAAAGAAGTACTCCATACCGTCCAATGCCGGTTAATCTGTCAACCCGCGTTAATTTGGTAGCAATTTTAAGCTTCAAATTTAATTTCTTCCATTCCTTTTCAAATGGAGTTACTTCAGCATCATCAGTTTCAATAACTTCTAAGTCTCCTTGCCAAGTGGCCTTAACTGGACGATCAATGATGGCTTTTGCTATGTCCTGCCTTGTGTAGCGTGCTGTATAATCATCATAAGTTAATTCAGTTGGGTACCCTAACGCTTGATAAATATCACGATCCCCACCATATTGCTGACCTAAAGACGCAGCTAAATTATTTCTAGTAACAAGCATAGATAAAGTATGCATATCACTTGTTGATAGATTTTGTATTTTCTTTTTAGCCTTTTCCATATCTATTTATTTAATTCTACTCATCTTTTAATGCGGGCCGTCTGCTTGCCCTATTTAGTAATTATTTTTTAATTATCTTCTCATCACTTCCAAACATAGGCTTTCCGTCTGAGCCTATAAATACCCCTGATAATTTCGTTTTAAATGTTTCTTCTGACCCATAAGCTGTACCTTCCTCATTGATTGCGTAAGCCCTAACATAATAAGTTTCGTTAGGTGTTAAGTTTGTCATTGAACTTGAATAAGTACCTGCCCCGCTACCCTCCTCTGTCTTGTCATTAGCTGTCGTGGGTGTTGCGCTGGTGCTCCAACATATACCTTTTTGACTAACCGTACCGCCACCATCGTCTGTGTTATTACCTAATACATTAGCTGTGGTGGTGCTAATGTTATATATCTGCCCTGTCACAACGGTAGGAACAACGGCAGGGCTTTGTGCGCCATATTCAACCGCTCCCATATCAGGGGCTGCACCATTATATACAGCTACATAATCAACCGAGTCAGTCAATGGGATAATAATTCCTGCATCTATTAAATCAGAAGTAGAAGCAAGTGTAAAGGGATTTGTAGGCAATGAGCCATCTGCGTTTCTTGATGCCCTAAACATGGTATCTAATGTAGTAGAATCTACCCCATATAAAAAGTCAGCAGCCGTAACCGTTACCGTATCTGTAAATGGCTCTACCCATTGACGCTCATACGATCTGTTTGTATAATCCCATGTATTATGACTTTGTGGATAAATATTATCAGGGTAATCAGATGTGTCAACTTCCATTAAAGCATT